GCTGAAGCTCAACACCTTTTTGGTAACATAGATCAATGGAATATCTATGGCAAGATGGATCAATGGAAGTGGACTGATAGCTTAGAAAATGCCTACAGAAAGCTTTATTTATGATAATCATTCACCCTTTTGCCAAACCATTAAGAAATGGCAAAACTAACCCTAAAAACTACCCTTATTGGAAACAATTAATCTCCATGATTAATGAGCCTATTATTCAAATAGGCGTAGAAGGAGAAGAACAGTTAGTTTATGATTTTCGTAAAAATTTGCCAATCCCAGAACTTAGAAAGTTAATCCAAGAATGTCGAATTTGGATTGGCGTAGACAGCTTTTTTCAGCATTTAGCTTGGGATGAAAAAAAATCGGGCATTGTTCTTTGGTCAGTATCAGACCCATTGATATTTGGACACCCAGAAAACACCAATTTACTTGAAAATCGTGATAATCTATCAAAAAATCAGTTTCTTTGGTGGGAAGCAACAGAACATAATCCTAATAGTTTTGTAAAACCAGAGATTGTTAAAAATTATTTATAAAAAGGCTTTTTATGTTCGACCAAACACTTTTTAATTATGCGTTAGCTTTATGTGGTGCTTTGGGCGGATGGGTTCTAAAAGTTATTTGGGATGCAGTTAAAGATTTACAAGCGGCAGATAAGATTTTGGTAGAAAAAGTAAACACCATCGAAATTCTTATAGCTGGAAACTATATGTCTAAAACAGATTTTGATAAAATTGCCGCCGCTATTTTTGCAAAATTAGACAAAATAGACGATAAGTTGGATAGAAAGGCAGATAAAAATGTTTAAAACTATTTGTGCTTTACTTCGTAAAAAACCTGAACCAGCTATTATTCCAGTTTTTCCTGTTAAAAAGAAACCAATAGCCAAAAAAGTAGTGGCTAAAACTGTTAAAAAACCAATAGCAGTTAAAAAAACTATCAAAAAGCCTATTTTGAAAAAAAAATGAAAGCAATGCACAAATCAAGGACTATGTGGTTTTCCTTGCTTCTTGTTATATTTGGTGCTTTAGCAGATAATTTTTCTTATGTCCAAAACATTATTGATCCAAAATATTATGGCATTAGCTTTATTGCTATTGGCATTATCGTTGCTGTACTTCGCTTTGTGACATCAAAGCCTATTCAATAATGTTTCCATTATCCATAAATAGTTACATAATGATTGGTCTTGCTGTTTTAGCAATGGGTGGCATTGGTTATGGAAAGTATGAATCTTATAAATTGGATGCTTATAAAGTAGCTCAAGCTAAAGCTGTCCATGATAAAGAAGTTCAAAGCCAAGAAGATACTGACAAAATAAGGAAAGCTAAAGATGCTCAAATTGCTAATATTAATTCCCAGCTTGCTGATGCTCTTATCAGCTTGCGGAACAGACCCAATCGTAACCAAAGCTCCAGCAATGGACAAAATGGAACTGGGACAGCCCTTTCTGCCGAGGATGCAGAATTTCTTATTAGGGAAGCTTCCAGAGCAGACCAAATAAGAACTGGATTAGAAGCTTGCTATGCTCAATATGATGCGGTAGCTAAATGATTTATTCTAAAAATGGGCTTCATCTTACAGAAAGTTTTGAAGGATGCAGACTTACTTCTTATCCTGATCCGGGAACTGGTGGTAGCCCTTGGACTGTTGGTTATGGGCATACTGGTTCTGATGTTCATCCCAATATGACCATAACTCAAGAACAAGCTGAAGAATTATTAATGCAAGATGTTCAAAAATCAGAAATGACAGTAACTAATAAAATACATACAGACATAACTCAAGATGAATTTGATGCCCTTGTAGACTTTGTTTTTAATGTTGGAGCAGGAAACTTTGCTGGTTCTACCCTATTAAAAAAAATTAATGCTGGCGATATGAAAGGTGCGGCATTAGAATTTGAAAAATGGGATATGGCGGCTGGTCGTCACATGGCTGGACTACTTAGGCGTAGACAAGCTGAAGAAAAATTATTTGATGGGCTGGTATGACCGATATTTACGATATGGCTTCAGACAATGAAGAACGGGATCGGGATTTAGCTATTCAAATTGCTCGTTCTAAACCCAAAAATCATTCTTTTACTGGGCGTTGTCTATATTGCAATGATAATATTGTTAAAGGGCTATTTTGTAACGCCTTTTGCCATACCGATTACGAATCGGAGCAAGTTATTAAAAAGCATCAATGGCGATAGATATACAACAATATACTAAGTATAAGTATTCGATATTCTTGAATTTAGAATTTTTCCTTAAATAAATCTAGCAATAATGTAAACAATCACAACTGCAAGTAACCACCATTTAAAACTGCCATCAAATACCCAGTTTATAAAGTTCATTTCTCTTGTGCCTTTCCTTTAGCTTTTATCATTTGCGTTCATTTTGCGTAATCTGCTGTGTTTATAATAATTTGTTGAACAGCAATATCTAACTCTATAGCTTTATCATATAATTGTTTATGACCTGTTAAATCAGGATTTGCATTTAACTGTTCTAGTTCAGAAATTAAATTTCTAGCTTTAATTAAGTTTTCAGAAATATTCATATATCACTTTCTATTAAATGTTTTAATAAATCAAGACGACTAGGATGTTTTAATTTTCTAATAGCTTTACTTCCTATTTGTCTAATTCTTTCTTTACTAAGATTTAATTCTTTTCCTACACTTTCTAATGATTTTTCATCAAAAAATCTTTTTCCTATAACCGATTGCTCATTAAAAGTTAAAGTTTTTAACACTTTTTTAACTAAATTTTTTTCTTCTTTTTCATAAAGTTCTACATCAGGATTTTTAAATTCAATTAAATCTATTGGATTCATGCCCAAAACTTTTTGTAATTCCATTTTAGAAATTTCTGTTTCTGTAGAATTTCTTTTTAAACGCATATTTAATTGTTCTGTAGACCATAAATCAGTAGGACAAGCACCTAATACTTCCATTATTTGATTTGCTAAATCTGTAAAATTTCCTTCATTGGTAATTGGACAAATTCTCATTGCTATTAAAGCATTAAGTTGATTTAAACTAACATTTAATTCTTTAGCAAAATCAGATTGAGATTTATATCCTGCTTTTTCAATTGCTAACAAAAGAAGATTGTTTCTAACTGTTACTTTAATTCTATATTCTTTCATTTTATTCTTACCACTTTAGATTTTTTAAGAAGTAATTCATATTGCTCTTTGGCTTTGTCATCTAAATTTCTTAGTGGCAATTCTTGAAAAAATTTCCATTTAGCCCTGTATTCAGGTTGTTCAGATGGTCTTACCCACCCAAACTGTTTCCATCTTTCTTCAATGTTTGTACCACTTGCTGTCCAAACATATTGGTTTATGGCATCACTCATAAATCTTTCCTTATTTTTTAGCTGGTCTACCACCCAGTTTTCCATTAGAACGACTTGCTTGTTGTTTAGATGGGGAATTAGCTTTACCACCAGCCCCGCCTAATTGTTTTGCGGCTTCTGTTAAGTTGGTGTATTTAATGCTTCCTGAATCATTTCTTTTAGCTGTTGCCATACAAACCTTTCATATCCTAAGTGCTTGGGTTTTTAGTTTATACCTAAGTGCTTGGGTTTACAAGTTCCAATAATTTTTCTTCGGTGATCCCGTAAGTGCGTTCAAACTGTTTACGCCCAAGTCCGTGAATACCTGAATTTCCTCTATGATGTTCTGGACAGAGGGGTATAACTGGTGCTTGTTTTCTAGGGATATTTCCCCTTCGAATGTGGTGCAACTCTGCTGGTGTTTCTTCATATCCAATATAGGAACAGAGGACACAGCCAAATCTCGCCAAGCGATCATAATTTTCTTTTTCTTGTTTTTTCATCGAATTTTTGATTTTTCCAATTTTTTCATCGGATTTTTTATTGCACCGCACCATTTTCATCGGTGGGTTGACGCATTGCAACATTATCGGGTTTTCCAAATTTTTTCAATTTTGACTGCGGTATAACATACCCTTTACCATGACCGAGATCACCAATATTTATTTCTTGAATTGCTTCGGTAGATTCTATCCAACCAACTATATCGACTGATTTATTTTCTTGAATGATCGCAAGAATATATAAATCTACTTCATCGGCTTTTTTATCAATATGTATTACAAGATTACCGCTTTTATATCTTGTCGCTTTAACATCAATTTTTTTATTGTTTCTTATTAAATCTGCACCACCGCTTCTAGGTGAAATAGAAAAGTCTGGAAATACATTAAGATATTTTGCTACCGCAAATTCTCCAAGCAATCCATCTTCGTCTATTTCAATGGGATTTTGTTTTCCCATTTGTTTGTCCGTTACTTTGTTGTTTCTAGCTACACCATTTCTCATTACCGCAAGAAGGTTTGCAAAAGCAATTGTTGTCGGCTCTAATGTAATTATTGGCATATTACAATGCCTTGATCTACCGCCCAAGATTGAACATATTCAATAAACTCCGACATTTCTTCAACTGTTAATTTTGATGTCGGTCTAAATACAATATCAACCCCATGCCCGTCAATCGAAGGCAACATTTCAATTGGCTCGCCTCTTGCTCGTAACCAAGCCGCAGTTAAAAGTCTTTTCCAAGTTTCTACGGACTGTAATTTATTTGCCCATACAACCTTATCAGCAATATCACCGATTAAAGCGTGTAGCTTAGAGTTTTGCTCTAGGCTTCTATTGGGGGGCTTGATCTCCACTACATAGCCTGTAGGGGCTTCTAGTACCGCTTGCTGGGCATTTCTTCTTGCTAACTCATGAGCAAGAACAAAAAATCTTTTCATCGCCAATCTCCATGATTACCCCGATTACCTTTGTGCCATTGGTCTACAAAGTCATCGGCTAATTTATTCCAAATTTTCTGCGTTTTGCTATCGGTGATATATTTTCTAAATTTATCCAAACCCAAGTCAGCCCTTAACTTACATAAGTAACGGACTGAGCATTGGTGCTTGGACAATTCAGATTGATTCAATTAAACACCGCAACCGCACATCATTTTTCCGTTATAACCTGATACGCAACGATAGGGCGCATAAGCTGGACAAGATGCCGAAACCGCAAATGAAACTGTTAATAATAAAATTGCAATCGCTTTTTTCATGTTTAATACTCCTTAAAATGGAATTTCATCATCAGTAAAACCGCCAGCACCAGCACCAGCATTTTTGGGACTACCACCAGCACCATCAGCACTAGCTTTACCGCCTAATAATTGCATATTGCTTGCAATTACTTT